TAAAAGGCACTCCTTCAGTTCGATGAATTACATGTTCTCCCCAGTGTTTGTCGAATAGTGGAATAGTTCCAGCTGCAATTACTTCACACATTGCATATTCAATCATTGAACCATATAGTCTTTCTGGTAGGTTAAAGAATTCGGCACCAAACATTGACTTACCAAGTTCTGCCATTCCTTCAGCTAAATTATAAGGTCCGTGAATGTATAACTTATCAGTCTGTTGAGGATATGTAATAGGATTCTTTTTCTCATTCACCTCAAATACGTCTGACCGAGGCGTCTTACGATCTTCTTCTAGAAACATTGGTAGAGCACCCATAGATCTTTCAACTCCTCTAGCTTCAGTTACAAAATTATGGTCTTTCATTAGTTCCATAATCTCAAACATTCTAAATGGATCTTTGAAGCCAGCGAAACGACCAAAATATGTAGTTCTTCTCTCTTGCTCTTCAGTTGGAACTACAACATGATTCCAGGCATCATAATCATAAGGATTAAGATTCATTTCAATTAAAGGCGTATCTGGTGCATGTTCTCTTAACTTATTGGCAAAGTTAGAGCGAGCAGAATAGTTAAACATCGCATCCATCGCTCGCTTTCATAATCTCCCAATACTTATAATTTTTTGCAAGATTGGCAGTATTGTGATCTAGGCAGTTTCCTACCTTAATTGGATTTTCAAGACCGTAAATACAGTGTTGAATAAAATCTTCGTTAAATTCATCACCAACTGATTTATGAGGATATGAAGTGTAATAAACCACATCATGTTGTTCTAATTCCTTTGCTATTTTAGGAATGTCCTTTCTTTTAAATTCAGTTGCAATGATGTCTGTAGTTTTATGACGAGGCCATCTCTTTTCAATGGCGGCATAAATAGTGGCATCATGCCCTTCTTTAATTAACCAATTATAAAATTCGATGGTATGGCGAGTTAGACCGCAACCTTCAACTCCCTTTGCTAATACTAGTGCTATTTTCATAATTTATTGTTTTTTATTCTTTAATTCGTCATAGTGTTCATCGCATAGGGTTAAATACCACCCTATGTCTGTTCTTAAGTCTGCTAGATCACCACATTTTTCACAGGTTATATATGACGCTTGTTCTGCTAGTTGTATTCTTTTCCAGATGTCGTCACTACTTTCGTTAATATAGAACCTAAGGCCGCCAAACTTTTCTTTTACCTGAGCTACTTGTTTGTTCCAGCCTAGTTCAATTAGGTCTGTGATTAGTCTTTCAATAATTCCCAACCATCCATTATCGACTGAAAAGAATCCGCGCTGAATGATTGGGGCTGAGTCTGCTTTCCAACCATTCTCTAGCCCTCCAATCCCTTCAAGGAATTGTTCAAATTCCTTGTTAGTTCTATAATTACTGTTGCTTTTCATTGATGTAGTTTTCAAGTCCTTGAATATATGCTACTGCATCTAATAGGTTATCTCGTTTATGATTGTAACTTTCACGAGAGAACTTAAGAGCAACTAGTGCCTTAAACATATGTTCACCAGTAACTTCAATACCGGTCATACCTTGAAATATCATTGCTGCTCTATCCATGCCTTCACTGAAGGGCCCATATTGTCTATCACTTTCTTCACTACGATTATTGACAATGTTTTCTGCTTCTGTTAAAATACTCATCTTTTAATTTTATATATGAATTTATTAAACTGTTTCTGAAATTAGTCTTTTGAATTTAGTAGTTGACCAACCATGAGAACGATCTAAAAAATAAATTGGAATATCAAGTCCATATCCTGTATAATCTGTTCTGTCTTTATAATCATCTCCTAAGAATCTAACACTGGGTTTAAAGCCAACCAATAAATTTTCAAGTTCTTCTTCAGTAGTATATGTAATTACCCTGTCGATTTGGCGAAGAGATAGTAACATCTGTGTTCTCTCTTTTACACTTAAGATAGGTTTGATTTTTTCAGGTCTTTCAATGGTTGGATCTGTTTGTAGTAAAACTACAACCTCTTCACATTGGATTGCCATCTCACTAAACATTTGAATATATCCGGGATGAATGACATCAAAGTTACCTGCAATTACACCTGTTTTATATTTCACCATGTAGTCTTGATTGTTTTAGTTTATAAGTTAACCACAATTGCCTTGAGATTTGATGAACCTGCTCAGAATCTGATTCATCGTTCATTGCCATTACAATAATAAAATTATCTATCATTTGCTTGGCAGTTTTTAGATGAGATTCATTCTCACAAGACTCTATTGTCTTTTCAATTTTATTAATGGCCTTAGTAGACCAGGTTTGATAATTCTTAGGCTTTAAAATGAATTCCTGCATTGTTGTCTTGTTTAAACCATTTAATTAATATACTTGCTGTTCTGTAATTAGTTGCGAGTGGAATTTGATGCACGTCACAAAGTCTCATTAACATTGAAATGTCAACATCGTGTGGGTGTTTATCTAGAGGGTCTCTAAAGAAAATTACGAGGTCAACTTCACCTCGAGTGACCATCGCTGCGATTTCAGCATCTCCTCCCATTGGACCCGATGCTACTTTTTCAACTTTGTCAATTCCAGCATGTTCACAGTGTGAAGCAGTAGTGCCAGTAGCAACGATTGAAACTTTATTGTGATTAAAGAAATCCAGCCTTTTAGTGACGAAAGCAACCATATCTGCTTTCTTATTATCATGTGCAATTAATGCTATTTTCATAAAATAAAAAATGCTTTGTATTTATACAAAGCATTCCTTAAATGTTTCAATTTATAGTTAGTTTTTACACTTTAACAATCTTTGGATTCTTATTAATTAATTCTTCCATGTCAGGTTCACTTAAAGTATCAAACCCAAATTCACCGAACATGTTATCTGCTAATTTATCTGCCTTTTTCATGTCTATTAGTTCTGCCATTTCCTGAGAAGATAAGGCACTAAACCCAAGTTCACCGAATCTTTTTTCAGCCTCTTTATTTAGTTTTGCCCATGTGTTAGCTTCATTTAGTTTTGATTCATTAACAAACTGTTCAAATGTTTTTAACCTTTTCATTCTCTTTTTCTTGTACTCTTCTTCTGCATCACCTTGTCCGGCTGGCACATCTCCAGATCCTAATTCAGTATCAGTTGGAAGCTTAACTGCTCCCATTCCGCTAAGATTAGCTGGCGTAATTCCTTCAACAATCACTGGCACTAATATAGTTGCATCTCGAGAATCATCATATTCCATCATATATTTTTGACCTTTAATGATTGTCTTATAATCTTTATGAGCTTTATTCCATTCTTCCTTAGAAACTGTTTTCATGTTTGACTTTGATTCCTTGATGGGTTTTAAATACTTATCAGCGCCTCTAATCACGTACTCCTTTGATTCACCGTCGAATTGGCCATACACATCACCACCTTTAATTTTAGTAATTTTAACCTTCTTAGACACCTTAACATTATCCTTCTTTTTTGGATCCCATTCTTTGCCTTCCCAGTTGTATGTCTGACCTACCTTTAGTTTTTCTTCTACTTTATCTGGTAAACCTTCATGCTTAGTCTCTGCAAAATCTTTAAGTTGTTTCATTGTCATTGACGCCGCTAAATCTTTTACTTCTTGACTAGCATCCTTTGGGTCCATCTCACCCCTTTTAAGAGCGTAAGCCATTCCCATTAATTGTTGTTGTGCTTTACTTTGTGCTGGCATAGTTTTTATTTTTTATATCTTAATTACCAAGCGTAACTAAATGTTTCAATTTGTTTGATTCTATCAGTAATGTTTTTTGCGTAGTTTTTAACTTCTCTTGCATAGTAGTCTCCACCATAACCTGCTTTCTTTTCTTCTTCAGCTTGATTAGTGTAGCTTACATATCTTTGGAAGTCATCAAGAATACGTTGCATGTGATTAGCTGCATCTTGTATTTTAGCTTCTCTACCTTTAGGAGTTCTTCCAAGTAAAATCTCATTATATCTAGTTTTTTCTCCTTTAACAAGGGCATCTTTGATTTGAGCTGACAATGTATCGATTGCATCTGCTACCATCTTGTCGATTGGCATTTGAACTGCTCTATTGGCAATAATTGTGTTGTATCTGTTTAAGTTCTCTTGTTTAAATTCCTTGTCAGTTTTGAATGCAATAGCACCTGCTTTCGCAGCACTTCTCGTATCTTTTAAAGCTCTTGCGTCGTATCTGTTACGAAGTACATTTAAGTCTAATACATATGCTACGTCTGCAACATCCGAAACTCTTTTCATATTTGATAAGCCAGTACCGCCGTATTTAGAGTGTGACTTGCCAATTCCAGCTGAATCACCTGCGCTACCTAAGTTCATTACATATCCTTTTTCACCGTAGCGCTTCCAGTTAACACCATAAAATTTATTATCGCCATTAGTAATTGCTAATAATGTATTTGCTGGAATTGTTTTATCGTCTTTGTAATCTGATGTTGCATAAGGATTTTCCTTTTCATTGCGTGTAAAATAAAAATATACTGCACTTTCTCTCTTGTCTTTATATGCTGTTTTAGGGTCCATTTCAATAATATCATGATCCTCTACTTGGTCCATTTTAATTTTAGACATGCTGTAAAACGCTTGTGCTAAATTCTTGTCGATTTTACCACGATTGTTTCTAAACATATTTGCTAGTTTACTTGATTTAAAAGCTTCATTTAGTTCATTTTCAACAAATGAACTAAATGATTCATAGATAAAATTTGATTTCATTTGATTGTTTTTATTTTCTTGTAAGTCTAGGTCCCAACCATATTCTACATATGCAATTGCATCGTCTAAGAATACTTTATGTTTTTTGGCAAGGTCTTTTACTACATCATATGTTATTTTTGAGTTTGGCATTTTAGATAGAGCCTTGTCAAAAGCACCAGGAACCCATACTTCTGGATTCTTTGTAGTTTTTTCATTAACTTTCATTTCTAATGGTTTTTTATTTATTTCTGGTTGCTCTTCATTAATTGTAATACTTGCCAGAGCTCTACGGCCAAATTTACTTAGTGAAATACCTTCTTCTGAAACATTAAAGTATTTAGCATTATTTCTAGACCATCTTTTACCATTAGATGAAAGTTCTTTTAGGATATTATCAAATTCCTCTTGGGTGATTTTACCATCACCAATTGCTTCTAGCATCTTATTGCGAATACGGGCATGTTTACCAGCTGTAATTGCCGGATAATTTTCAGTATATCTTCTCTTAAGAGTAACTTTTTTACCTTCAGTAACTACTGATTCTTTTAAGTTTTTAATGGTTTTAATAATAGTTTTAATGTCATCATCCATATTACCATAAGTCGGTGATACGTTTTTCTTATTCCAAACTGCCATGTTAACTACTGAACCATCGGCATTAATATTATATGAACCACCTGCATATTCTTCACCATCGAAGTCTAAATCAAATGAATCTTCTTCATAATCAGGATTAACAGTATATTCTTTACCGTCTAATTTTGTAAGTGCCGCTGCAAATTTCTGTGCAACTTTTAAAGTTTCCTTTTTAGAAAGACCAGCTGGTTTAGCCTCAGTAACCGCTGATTCAAAGATTGAGATTGCTAATCGAGAATCTTTATTATAACTAACTAATTCCATTCCCATTACGTCTGCCACCTTTTTCATTTCAGGTTCGCTCATATAAGTTGAAGTTCTAACTTCAAACCCCTTACCTTTTTTAGCTATTTTCTTAATCGCTTTAGAAGAATTACCAGTAGCTTCTTCAAATGCCATTGGGAATTCATATTTGAAATCTGCTGCAGTACCATCATATGCTTCCATTAAGTCTTCTATCTCTAAATCATAATTAGCTAAAACTTTATCTAGTTCTTTCGCTGGAACTTTATTACCATATGCAACTGCTAGGTCTTGAATTGCATCTTTTGCATCTAATACAAAATCTCCAGCCGCTTGAGCTAACTTAACTATTTCTTTAGTAGTATAGAATTTTTTAGCTTCATTTAATTTTTCATTAATGAATTGATTAAAATCTATCATTGTGTTGTGATTTTTTTATACTTTATATATTACTAATAAATTGCTCAAATGTCATGATGCCATCAACTTGTTTAGACTCTGCTATTGTCATTGACTTTTCAAGTTCAGTCTTTAAAGTGTCGTACATTTTATGTAAGGCTCTTGGTGTAAATTTCTTAAAGTCTTTTTCATTGTCATCTAACATTGCATTACGAACTTTAGTAGCTGAAATATTATCATCAGTTCGTGGAATTTCAAATAGTTGAAAATCATCTCTAACGTTTAATTGGTCACGATAACTATCATTATTAACTTGATAGCCATAAGCTTTCATTCTATCAGTTCCTGTACCCCATAGAACTGGTTCATACTTAGGGCGTAGTTCATTAAACATTTTATCGATTGCTGCACTTGGCAGGACTATAATTTCTTTTAGAAAAGGATATTGCCTTTGTACTGCTTTAAACATTTCAACCTGTAGGTCTTCAGAATAAGGTCTGCTAAATTCATCACCTTTCTTTTTCTTTGCAGCTTTAATTAAAAATACAATCACTGGAAAGCCATTTTCCTTGTGAATAGTTTCCAATACTTTGGCATGCCCTAAAGTGAATGGTTGAAAACGACCTACAAAAATATTTACAGGTTGAGCACCTTGTTCTCCATGCTTAATTGTTAGGGCTTCATTAACTGTTGACATATTAGATTTAATATTTTGACGTAAGATAAAATTATGATAGTCATAGATTGAATTTTCATCAGTATTCTCTACAAAAATCTTTTCATCTATTTTTTTAATAGTATTATTTAATTGAGTTAACATTTCCTGGGTTAGAATATCTGAAGGCTTAGTGCGTTCTTTTCTAAAAGTACCTAGCATAATTTTAAACAATTCTGATAGAATTTCATTATTAGTATATTGCAGTGTCTTTTCATTCTGAATAAACTTAGTGTTTAGTTTAAATGAATCTGCAGTTGAGAATTCAGCACTCTCAAAATCTACTCCAATATATTTAGTTGAATTTTTAGAAACATATTCGTTAAAGATAATGCTCATCAACTCAATATATCTCTTGTCTGCATTTTCTTCAGTTAGTTGAATTTCATCTAAATTAGTTAGGTTAACGTATTCTAAAATATCTGCGATTGTAATTTGATAAATATGAGAACTTTCACGTCCTTCATTTAAGGGTTGGCGAATAAAGTCCTCCAGTTTAAAGGAGTGTATCTTGCGGCCTTCTACGAAATTTAGTATTAAACCATCAATCTCGGATTCTAGGTCCTCTTGCAGTGTGGTATGAGTTGAGTTCTGATTGAATATTCTATAGATCTTTTTGGTGAAGCTGGTTTTATTTTCAGTTTCAATTAAATAGTCAAATGATTCTGAAAATTCCTTGTCATTCATTTGCAGTAAAGACACTAGTTGTTCTTTTTGCAGGTGACTTAATTGACCATCAAAAATTACAGGCTGAGGTTCTACTTCTAAAATACTGGCCCATTTATTTAAAATATTCGGGTCAATGATTGTTTTTTTAACCTTACCAGTTTCACTCACTTGTTGAATGTGAGTTAAGATTAGATTATTTTTAGGCAACTTGGTGTATTTAAACTCAGATACCCTTTGCTCAGGTAAATACTCAAAGCCAAATTTCCAATCTGTTGGCAATTGTTCTTTATTATCTGGAGTTAAACTTTGAATGTGTTTAATACTTGCTTCATATAAAGACATCATTGTTCTGTCTACTAGAGTTAAAGGTTCTTTATTTGAACCTTTATAAAATTCAAAGCCGTTAGTTGACCTTTTTACATAAAAGGAAGGGGCTGAAATTTTCTCAACCACTAGAACACGACTCTTTAACATCTGCTCAAAATGATTAATGTTAGTTTGTTGAAAATAGTCTCTAAGTTTTTGCAGTGCCATATTATTATTTATCTACCGTATTTGATAATACCCATTAGTTGATTAATCGCTGCAAACGTCCCAGTTAGCTTCATTACTTTGCCCTTGTAGCGAAATACAATGCCTTCAGTTGGAATAATTGATTCAATACCTCCAATTCTGTTTAAGCGATCTAGTTCAGCCATTACCTTTTCAATTTGCTTCGTGTCTCCACCTTTCTTAATATTATCAGCTTCAGTTCTAATTTGAGTATGCAGTCTTTGCATTTCAGCCGTTGGATTTGCTGCCACAAAATTACTAGCATTCTTTAAGATTACACTACCCAATTCTAAGAAAAGGTCTTCAAAGGGTCTAATGTTCTCTTTTTGCTTTTTCTTAAAGTCTTCCTTGTCGAATTTCTTGATAGCTGCCGCTTCATCTTTACCTACTTCTTTTGCCAGACTTCTCATATTCAGAGTCTTTTTATCTCCATACGCCCATCTTAATAGGAGCCCTTCTTTATAGTCTTGTTGTAAATTTGGAAAGCTCTTATCAATTTGTTCTCTCCACCACATTTCATGATATTTTGAAACCTCATCACTATCTGATAAATTATATTGATTCTTTAGGGTTTCAACCTGCTTGATGAATCTAGCTTTGTTTTGTTCAAAGTCAATGTCTTTACCAATTTTAACTATTTGGGGTGGAATAACCGTGAATGTTTTACCCATATCTACGTTCAGTTTTTGCATTGCAGCTGCAATTGAACGGGCGGGTTTATTGTCTTCACCGATGATGTTACCTCCACCGTCAGTCTTTTTAATACCGTGAAACTGAATTAAATCACGATCATAATAAATTACGTTTGGATTTTTTGAGTAAATTAATTCCATGTTCATGAAATTCTTACCATTATCAAATACTTCCAAGTCTTTTGTGGGTAATTTAACCAGTGAATTGGCTAAGTCTTCAGCTGCAAACTGAAAAGTGTCTTGAACTAATGGGCTAGGGTGACCTTCAAACTTTTGTTTAAAGGTTTTCAAATCCATTGGATTTTTTAGCTCAGTTTTATTACGTGCAAATTTAACTTCACCGTCTTGAACTGTAGCAAATACGTTTTGACCATCGGTTTTTTCAGTTGGTTCCTCTTCAAAGTTTAATTCTCCCTGTAACCCAGCTTCGATGATTTTCTTAAAGTCACCAAAGGTTAAATCCTTTTCATCAAATGGATGACTCATATGACCAGCAGCTCCACCTTCCATCACGAGTTGAGAATCTCTCCACTCAGTTAGGTCTTGATTTGCCTTTTCAATTAAAAACTCTTGAAATGATAATAGTTTCATACTGTTAATATATTAAAAAAGTTTGACCCGGTAAAATCCAGGTCAAACTTTTATTTTTTTTTATTAAGATTCTTGAGCGATCATGGCCTGAATAATATCAGATGAGATCCATCCTGCTGCTTTAAAAAAATCACGAGCTAAATTCATTACCTTCTTTTCTCCAGCGGAAGTTACTTCGTTTTCTGAACCATTTTCGTTGTTATCGTTCCAGTCTTCAACTTCATCTTCTACTGCTCTTGTAACTTTAGATGCTGAAGTTATTTTTGTAGATTTTTCATGGTAATCTTCCCAGTATTTAACATCAATTGCTTCATTAGTAACTGATTCTCCTAAAGAACTTGTTAACATTCCAACTGCAGCACCGTAGTCTCCATCAGAACTCTTTAAGATTCCATCAACAACTTCCTGTCCTTTAGCCTCGTCAAAATCAGATCCAAATGCTTTCTTTAAAACTGTGAACGCATATTCTTTAAATTCTGCATCTGAACTAACTTCAGCTTCGTTTACTGATTCGCTAACGGCTGATTTTAAATCAGCTAGTTCACTCTTTAAATTAGATGGTAAACCTCTCTCAATACCCCAGTTAAAACTGGCTTTAATTAGCATTTCTAAAGGTAACTTCTCATTCTTTTTACCAAATGGAGAAGTATTAATCCAATTTAATAAATGTTCTGCCATCTCCTTTGACATTTTGATACCTTCAACTCTTGAAGTTTCGCCGTCAATAAGGCTTTGTAATAATTTTTTGGCCATGACACGGGCACCTTCATTAACTATTGATTCATTTGCTTTAAACGTTTTAACCACGCTAGCTAATTTATCTCCAACATTTGCAATGACTCCGTCTCCGAATGTATCATGTCTAAATGCTGAAACAACTTCTCCAGAATCAGTAACCCAATATCTCGAAGGAGCACCTTTCGTATCGTTATCTTTGTGAATATAAAATCCTGCAATCTTACCATTCTTATCTAAAGTTTCAAAGTTTATAACCTTTGTCTTAGTTCCTTCAACCCTTGCAACTGCAGCTGCAACTATTTCAGCCGTCGCTTTAATTTCGCTTTCTGAGAATGATTTAGCTTCATTAACTATTGATTCATTTGCTTTAAACGTTTTAACCACGCTAGCTAATTTATCTCCAACATTTGCAATGACTCCGTCTCCGAATGTATCATGTCTA